CATGGCGTTTGATATTATGGGTGCCCAGCAATGGGAGATGGAAACCCCTAGCAGACTGCAGAACAACATCTACAAGAACAGCATAAACTATCCGGACAGGGCCAGCATGAAGGCATACCTCAAATATGAATGGATGTATCAACTTAGGCAGACATTCAAGAAATTTCCCAACACCAACTTTTATTTCATTAACAGGAAGGAGTATCTAGAGGGCAATCCTTTCCTGCGTTGGTACTACGATCAGCCAAATATAAAGTGTGGCATTTACGCTGACCTACAGAGGTGGATAACTGGATTACGAGACGATATTAAATGGAAAAAGTTATAGTGTTTTAGTACTGCTGGCGTCCAACTTGTAAACTTCACGCATTTTGACACCCACTGACTGGGCGAACTTCTTGGAATCACAGTTGTTGCACACATGTTTGTAGTCGTTTGATGCACGGTCTGGATCCACCTTGCTCTTAGGTCTCATAAACCTCTCTTGACAGGCATCACATTTGAACACATAGATAAGGTTCTTCCTATGATAGTTGTGCATTGTACCCAGTTTGCTCTCCCTCTTGTACAACTTCATGGTTTTCAGGGTTTCTATGAACATATTATTATTTAATAAATACGAGTAACAGATTATGACTAAACTTAACATCGACACAGGAACACTAGGTAATCCAGCAACCGGTGATTCTTTGCGAACTGCGTTCGGAAAGATTAATAGCAATTTTGAAGAAGTATACCAATTGGTAGGTGATGGATCAACAGGTACCATTACCACTACTGTGACAAATGGCGATCTTAAACTACAAGCAAATGGTACAGGTATAATTGAAGTAGATCAACTACAGGTTAATAATACTACAATTTCACCAATTACGACAAATGCAGACATCACATTGACAGCAAATGGCACAGGTAATATTGTTTTGGATTCAGTAACAATATCCGACAATATTATTAAAGCAAATAGATCCAATGACAACCTGCAACTTGACGCAACAGGTACAGGCGCGGTAGAAATGATACCTGCTAAGATCTTAATGGCCAACTTGCCTACAAGCGACCCAAGTGTGGCTGGACAGTTGTTTAGAGACGGCACAGATCTTAAGGTTAGCATAGGCTAATACTAGCCGTTTTTACATATATCCTAAATCCACTAAATATTAGTCGATATGGCACAGGAACTGATAAACATAGGGGCAATAGCGGACGACGGTACAGGTGATACTATCAGAAACGCCGGTCGTAAACTAAACGCAAACTTCACGGAACTGTATGCGTTCCCTGTCGTGCAGGCTGATGTAAGGTTCGAAGGGAATAATATCGTAACAAAGTCCTCAAATGCGGACATCGTGATCAAGCCGTCAGGAACAGGAAATGTGGTGTTCCCTGCCCTCACTTTTGAAGACAACAATATCAAACTTACCAGAACTAATGATGACTTAAAAATTACAGCCAACGGCTCAGGCAGGGTAGTCATAGGCGGCGTAGGATTTGCAGGCACAACGATAGTAGCCACAGACTCATCTATTGTAAATGTCAATGAAAACATGATCGTGGACGGAACATTGAACGCCGGTGCAACAACTTTGACTAGTGCTGTAAACCTTGGATCCACTTTAGATGTTTCTAGCACTACAACTCTTTCAACACTGACAGTGTCTGGTGCGTCTTCATTTGCTGGCACTACAACTGTTGATAATCTTACTTTCAACGACAACATTATCGGAACAAGTTCAAATGCAGATTTGATGCTTACACCTGGAGGAACTGGAGTTATCAATGTAAGCAACCTCACAATTGACTCCAGCATCAATCTTACAGACAACATAATCAAAGTTACTAGGTCCAATGACAATCTGGTGCTGACCACTGGTGGTTCAGGAACTGTAGACATCTCATCTGGACTTACAACGGCCGCGGTAACAATAACAGGCAATGTTGGCATCACAGGTAACAAAACAATAGCAGGACAACTTGACGTAGAAGGAATACAAATCAAAGACAACAAGATATCAACAGATGAGTCCAACTCTCACCTTGAGCTATCAGGCAACGGAAGTGGAAATGTCGTTATCGACGACGTCGACATAAGTGCCAGCACAATAGACAATACCGTGATAGGCGGAACTACCCCAGCGGCGGCCACATTCAGTACCGTCACAATGACAGTTCCTTCGATCACAGCAGACGGTGTGACAATAACTGACAACGTGATCACTTCCAACAGGTCCAATGACAACGTAGAATTTAGGGCCAATGGATCGGGATATGTGAATGTTAATGGTATCCTGAACTTACCCAACTCGGATGGAAACACAGGACAACTACTCCGAACCGATGGTAGCGGTCAGTTATCATGGTTCACCGCTCCATTGTTGCTTGGACAGTCAGACATACAGGACGCAAAAAACACCATTGGATTCTCATCATCGACAGATTTAAACGTCACTGAGGCCATTGGTGCACACGAAAGCATTATTGCAGGCAGTAACAGTGTGATAGATGCGTGGGCTCAGGCCAAGTACGACAGTGCATGGTACTTGATGTTACAGAGGTACGATGCCGCGGACAGTTCTATAGAGTACGCAGGATTCAAAACAACCGTGGCACAAGGAACTGCGGATGGTAGCACATTCGACGCCTTCGATGGAACATCACAAATTATAAAGACAAACAATGCTGATGAGATAATCGTAACCTCGGCAGACGTGAGAAGTGCAGTCAGCAAGGTAAGGGTGTTAGGGCAGGCGGGCACACTAGCAGACGGTTCTACAAAGTCTCTTTTCAACGCAGTATCTTTTTACAGAGTTGGACTTGGAGACAATGACTCTTCTGGTTGGACTGATGGACAAGCGGCAACAAAAGTAGTTGCAGACCTCGACAGTGCTGTCGCAAACATAGACACGTGGGCACATGCAAGTTACAGGGGAGCAAAATATTACGTCTCAGTCAATAACACAACTACCAATGAAGTTATGAACGCTGAACTAATTGTGGTACACAACGGAACAGATGCTTTTATACAGACATACAACCAGTTTTCAACTAATTCAGCCAACACGGCATTGGCAACATTCACCGCTGACATAAACAGTGGCAATGTAAGGGTACGAGGGGCCAATGGAACTGCAGGCACATGCAGAGTAACCATGTACAGGATACTTCTCGCAGACAACGAGTCAGGTTCGAGTAGTACTTACGAATCCGTGATTGCGGCACAGACTGTCAGCAACACTGCATCAACAACAATTGACACAGACTCCTTCGGCGGATCAGCAAGTCCAGACATGAGTTCACAGAAAGTGATCAATTCATGGGCAAAGACAAGTTTCGACAGTGTGTTCTATCACATGGTACAAAAAGACATGACTAACAACGAATTCATGATGAACAAATTGAGTGTGAACCACGGTATCAGTGCCGATGGTAGCACAGAAGTGGCCGGCGTCTCTGACAGTCATTTGATAAAATCAGGTGAGATGAATGATATCTCTTCATTTGATGTTGGAATAAGCGGATCTAACGTTGAACTGAAAGCCACTGGTGCCAGTGATGGTTCAACTGTAATTCAAAACAGTTTGAAATATTATGCAATAGGACTTGGTCCAAACACTACCACTGCAACATCAGGAAACATAGGCACACACGCCGGCGTCACAGCAGGAGGTAACAACGAAACAGTAGTAGACCATGTTATAGCAGAGGGAACACTGCAAGGAAGTGTTGCCGCTGAAAGAACAGCCGCAGATTTCACTGCTAGTCAGTTCAATGGTGCACTGTATCATATTGTGACCAAGGATGTAGCCAACGGCAGTTTCGAGACACATAAGATTTCTGTGTTACACAATTTTAATGACGCATTCTTGACATCATCAGCAGTGACTAGAACAGATGTGGGTGACACACATCCTACTTTTGATGCTGACATGGTGACAGCAGATGACAGTGCGTCCAAAATAAGATTAAGAATGACTGACAGTGATGGTTCATCCGTCACACCATCGAACACAATGGGGTATTACAGAATAGGAATTGGAGACGATGATTCCACAGGATACATCGGCGAACTAGGACTGGTTCATGATATTATGCATACGTCAATTATAGACAGCAGTGTGGTTAATCTTGATACGTTTACGAAGGCTCCACACGCCGCGGCAAAATATTTTATAAATGTAAGGAATCAATCAACAGGCGAAACTAGCAACATAGAAGCACTGATCACGCATGACAACACTAATGCATACATAACATCATTCAATGAGCACTTCTCAGGCAACAACAGCCTCATCACACTGACCGCAGACATAAGTGGTAGTAGTGTTAGGTTGAGAGGTTCTGCAACATCAGGTGCCAGCACAAAGGTCGTTGTCAACAGGATAGTTGCGTTTGCGGATTCAGAATCAGACGAAGCAACAACTGACAGCACAAGGAAAGTGATAGGAAATGTCACAACGTCGAGCACAGCAACAACGTTTGACACTTTCCAATCCAGTGACACTGATGCTGTACACTATGTCGTGTGCGGACAGAACGGTACAGATGAGAAATTTATTTGTGAGGCCACTGTTGTTACAGATGGCACAGGAGTTTTTATAGCCCAAGGACCGAACGTAAGCACAAAAGGCACAGACATGTTGGAACTTTCTGCCACTATTTCCGCAGGCACGGTCAGTGTCAAAGCAAGTTCAACGTCAGGCGGTTCAACGTCAGTGAGTGCTTATGCAGTTAGGTTAAAAGCACCTGTGGACAACACAACCGTGTTGGACAGTTGGGCCATCGCTGATGACAGAGGTGCGAAGTATTACATATCAGCGGATGACACAATTAATGGACACATAACAAACATTGAAGCCATGGTGGTTCATGACGGAACAAATGCATTTATTACATCATTCAACGAACACAACAGTCATAGCAGTCTGGCATCATTCACTGCAGACATCAGTGACGGACAGTTAAGATTACTGGCAACACCAAACTCGGCAGATGTTAAGATAAAATTCTACAGGATAAGATTGGCCGACAACGAATCAAACAGTACAGGAACACATTTCAACACAGTCGGTGCAACCACGGTGTCAAGTTCAGCAACTGCTATAGACACTTTCGCAGACACATCATTTACAGCGGCCCATTACGTGGTTATTGCAAGGAACGCCTCTGAGGGCACTTCGGAAATACAAGAAGCAACTGTGGTTACGAACGGAGCACAGGCCTTTGTGGCACATGCCAACCACGTATCATCCAAGTCAACACCAATGTTGACTCTTTCCGCGGCACATGATGGTTCAAGCACGGTCACCCTTAGTGCGGCATCCTCGGCTGGTGGCAGTACAACAGTCAATGCACACAGGATTCACCTCCAGGCTGTTGATGCTTTCGCATATGACGTGATAGATTCTTTTGCATATGCAAACCACCAATTGGCCAATTACATAGTAGTAGGAAAGAACGCGACCAGTCAATCCCAGATAGCGGAACTACTGGTTGTGTCTGACGGCACGGCACCATATATTGTGTCAGATGTTGCAAACATCAGCACTCATTCGACTACCACGCCATTGATGAATTTCACAACTGCACACAACGGCAGTAACCTTGAACTACGTGCGGAAAACAGTCAACAAAACACAGATACCACAGTTAACATGTACAAGATTCGCCTTGCAAGGGCCGAGGGGGCACCTAGTTCGATTGCCACACTTGACACATTTGACAAAACAGAATTCAGGAGTGCCAAATACGTTGTATCTATTTCTGATTCTGATAGCGGAACACTGGGTCTTTATGAGACCTTGGACGTCAATGTCATGCACGACGGCACGACTGCTTATTTGGCAACATTTGGTAGAGCAACTAACCACACGTCAGACCTAGTGGAGTTCTCCGCTGACATAGTTGGTGACAATGTGAGGTTGCGAGGCGCGATAAGTAATACTAATACACACACTGTTACAGTGGTTAAAAGGACGATGAAGGTTTAACATGGCACAACAGACACTTAACATAGGATCAAACGCAAACGATGGAACAGGTGATACTTTACGTGTCGCTATGCAGAAAGCGAATGAAAATTTCACTGAGATATATACTGCTCCTGGTATCACTGTAGATTCAATTACATTTACGGGCAACGAAATCAGTGCTGTAAGATCAAATGATGACATCGTTTTCCAACCAGCGGGTTCTGGTGGAGTTACATTCCCTGCCATAAGGATCGACAACAACAATATTGTAGGCACCAGGTCCAATGATGACATCAATCTACTGCCTAGTGGAACAGGTTCGGTGGTGTTTGGAGCAATTAAAATATCAGGAACAACTTTAAGCTCAGATGATTCAACATCGATCAACGTGAATGACGGACTTATAGTTGACGGAACTTTGAACGTTTCAGGAGCATCAACACTATCCGGTGCCACTAATCTAGGTTCTACTTTAGCAGTGCCGTCAGGATTGACGACTCTTTCAACTTTAAATGTCACCAGCACAACAAGTTTAGTGGGGACCACAACAATTGACAATTTAACATTCAACGATAACATCATAGGAACAAGTTCAAACGCCGACCTAAACTTAACACCGGGAGGCACTGGAACAGTAGTGGTTTCAAACCTTACCATTGACTCAAACATAAATCTAACCGACAACGTCATCAAAACCACCACTTCAAACTCTAACTTGAAGTTATCTGCTAGTGGCTCAGGCACTGTGGATGTGACCTCAGGACTAACAACAGCGGCGGTGACTACAGTTGGAAATGTTGGCGTAACAGGTACAGAAACTATAACAGGTCAACTAGATGTTGACGCTGTTAGAATCAAAGACAACACCATCTCAACAAACGCCTCCAACGCAAATCTAGAGATTTCAGGTAACGGCTCAGGTAACGTCGTGATCAATGATGCTGACATAGGTGGTGGCAACATTGATGCCACAGTAATAGGTGGATCAACACCAGCGGCTGGAACGTTCACTACATTAAGCACCACAGCATCTTTGACAATAGACGGAGTTACAATTTCAGACAACGTTGTTAAAACAAATGCATCAAACGCCAATCTAGAGTTGAGAGGTAACGGATCAGGTAGTGTGAGAATAAGTGGTTTCACTTTTCCAACTGCAGACGACACGGCAGGTAAGTTTATCACCACGAACGGCCTTGGAGTTCTTTCATTTGCCACTGCAGGTGCCACTTTGAACAATTCATCTATTGCAGATGCCACAACAACAGTGGCCACTTCGGCAACTAGTGTGCTTAACACATTCGATAAAACAGTTGTTAGGAGTGCAAAATACTTCATATCTGCCACAGACGCTACAAACAGCAGATTTGAATTCGTAGAGGCCAATGTTGTACACGATGGCACAGACGCCTACATCACAACCTTCGGGTCAGTCAGTGATTACACAGCAGGTCTGGCAACCTACACTGCTGGGATAAGTGGAAACGATGTGCAGGTCAAGGTTACCAACATTACCAGTGATAGCATTGTTTTCAAACTGCAACGTATTGCAATGAACATATAAAAATTACATTAGGTTTATAAAATTACATATAAATACCTGCAACAAAAGGATTTTAAAACATGGCAAGACAAGCAATCAACATTGGATCAAGTGCAAATGACGGCACAGGTGATCCGTTAAGAACAGCATTTGACAAAATAAACGACAACTTTGTAGAACTTTACGGCACTGACAATGACATCAATACCTTGGACGCTAACCTGGATGTCAGCACTCATGCTATAACGACCGGTGTCACAAACGGTGATATAACTATTACACCAAACGGAACAGGAAGTATCAAACTTGGTTCGATGAAATTCAATGGCACAACTTTAAGTTCAGATGATTCAACAATTATTAACATCAACGAAGGCCTAGTTGTAGACGGCACAGCAAATATTTCTGGTGCAACCACTTTAGGTGGAACCCTTACAGTGGCAACATCCTTGGCATTGGCAACAGGTGCAACAGTTACAGGCATAGACAACGGTGCGTTAGGATCAAGTGCAACTTTATTAGCCACACAAGGTGCAATTAAAACCTACGTTGACGCACAAGTTACAGCAAGTGATTTGGATTTCGCTTGTGATGATTCTACAACTTTATCTATAGATCTAGACTCTGAAAGTTTGCAGTTCTCTGGTGGTACGGGTATCACAACAGCAGGTACAGGTAACACGGTTACTGTGGCAATAGATTCAACAGTTGCAACACTCACTGGATCACAAACATTGACTAACAAAGTTTTAACTAACCCTACAATTAACGCGGCAACCATGACTGGTGCTATTGCTATTAATGGAATAACACTTAACGACAACACTATCATAGCCAACGCCTCAAATGCAGATTTAGAATTAGACGGCAGTGGATCAGGAGCAGTAAAGATACTAGCAAACGCAACAGTTGTAGGAACACTGACAACCGCAGACATAACAAACACAAATAATATTACAACAACACAACTAGATGCAGACGGTGTGAGACTAAAAGACAATAAAATCACAACGTTCGCCTCAAATGCCAACCTAGAACTTGCGGCAAACGGGTCAGGTAAAGTTGACATACAAAACGCGATGACTACTGTTGGACAAACAATCACAGGAGACGTGGCAATCACTGGTAAAGCAGACATTGATAACTTGAGATTAGACGGAAACGTTTTATCTGCAACGTCAGGTGGTATAACAATTACACCTGCAGATGGACAGAACGTTGTAGTTGGTGGTACCAACACGAACTTGACGGCCGCTGAAGCCAACTTCACTTTGATGGAGGCGACAACTGCAAGAGCCAACACAATTGAAAGTGACACATCTAACGCAGACCTTGTTTTCAACACTCAAGGTACAGGTGTGTTTGATTTCAATGCCGCGATTAAAATGGCGGAAGTATCCAAACCCAGTGCAGTAGCAGATCATGGTTTCATTTATACTAAAAATGATTCAGGAACAGGCGAAGTATTTGTTCTTGATGCGGCAGACAACGAAACAAAGATTTCACCGCACAACGACAACGGCGAATGGGAATATTTTTCACGAAACAGCAGGACAGGAAAGACTGTCAGAATCAACATGGAAGCAATGATTCGTGATCTAGAAACCTT